ACGCCAAGTGGTTGCGTGATGTTTGCAACAAAGAAAAAAGCTACACCAAGTGGCAGCTTATGTATCACTTGTCAAAGCTGGCTGACGATGTTGACCGGGCTTGGACAACAATCGCAGACAAAAAGGCAGCAGCATAATGACCACATACATCGCTTATTACCGTGTATCAACTCAACGCCAAGGCCAGTCAGGTCTTGGCCTTGAGGCACAACGCGCAGCAGTCGCCGGTTACAACATCATCGGCGAGTACACCGAGGTCGAGAGCGGCAAGAAGAGCCAACGCCCTCAACTGGCCGCCGCACTGGCCGAGGCCAAGCGCACTGGCGCGACACTGCTGATTGCCAAGCTCGACCGTTTAGCGCGTAACGTGCATTTCATTACCGGCTTGCTTGAAGCTAACGTGCCGATCCTCTGTGCTGACATGCCAGAAGCAGATCGCACCTTCTTGCAGATGGCTGCTGTGTTTGCTGAGTGGGAAGGCCGCAAGATTAGCGAGCGCACCAAGGCCGCACTGGCTGCTGCCAAGGCTCGCGGCGTCAAGCTAGGCTCGCCCAACCCTGCCGCTGCTGGCCGTGCGTCTGCCGCCAAGCGCGTGGCGCGTACCAATGTCGTTGCCAAGCAGGCAATGCCTATCGTCTCGGTGCTGCGTGAGGCTGGTGCCTCACTACGCACCATCGCCGCCAAGCTAAACGAAGCTGGCATCCCCACCGCACTCGGTGGTAACTGGCACGCATCCAGCGTGCGCAACTTAATAGGGGTAAACTAATGGTTAAAGATACAATCGGGATGCTGTTTGTTACAGCATTTGTAATTACGTTTTTTACTAACGCCATCACCACCGAATACAACGTGTGGGCTTTGATGGTTAAACTAGGGAGCTAATATAATGGTCGGAAAATTAACTAGCGATTTCGAGTTGAGCGCGTCACGCACGCCTGTGCTACTGAACGCATCACCATATCAAACCCGCAACGGATTGCTGGCTGAGATGATAAAGCTCGATGAGGGCGGCGAGAAAGAATGGTTTGATCAAAACCAAGCGATGTATTGGGGCGATACCCTAGAGCCTGTCATTTTGCGGGAAGCCGCCAAGCGTCTTGGCCTGACCAATGTTGAGATTGACATTGACAAGCCATACCACCACGACCACTTGCCCTTTGCGGCCAGCCTAGACGGCACTGGCGTAGGCAACAAGCCTGTCAAGGCAGACTGGGCTAATGGCATCTATGTGCCGCAGGGTGGGATTGTCGAGATGGCAGGCCAAGGCGTCCTTGAGGCCAAGCTGACTAGCGCACGGCCAGAGGAAATACCCGCACCGCATCGAGGCCCATTGCAGTTGCAAGCCCAGCTTATGTGTACTGGCCTGTCGTATGGATGTGTCGCAGTCCTGTACCAAGGCACAGAGCTGCGGCTGTTTGTTTATCGCGCTGATGAGGTCGTGCAGAACCGCATCCGCGAGGCGATCATCGACTTTGAAAACCGCAGAAAAAATATCGACTGGTATCCTGTGACCTCGCCAGAGGACGGCGCTGTTGCATACAGTCGCACAGACGATGACGCACCACCATTGGAGCTTGAGGGTGACGATGCAATGTGGGTCGATCATTTGATGACGGCCAAGGCCAACAAGGCGATGGCCGAGCGCGAGATCGAAATAGCTACTTCAGCTATTATGGACAAAATGGGCAGTCACGACACAGCCTTTGCGTCGGTTGGCAATCGCCGGGTGCAAGTCAAGTGGCCGACACGCAAGATGCGCGCGCAACCTGAGAGAGTGACACCGGCAAAGCCTGAGACGGTCATGCGCCAGAAAACTCTAACGCTAAAGGAGATTGACTGATGGCTGGACAACGCCGAGAAAGCTCGTGGAAGCCGATTGTGGATGCTGTGGCCGCTTACCACCGCCACAACGGCCACGGCCCGACAGTCAAAGAAATAGCCCACGTTGTGGGTCGATCAAGAACAGCCGTCAGGTTTCAGCTAGACAAGTTGATCGAGGATGGCATCATAACACACACGCCCGGCAAGATCAGAACGATCAGGGTGGTAGAGTAAGGGGGCGAAAGCCCCCTTATTTTGTTAAGCCCTTCATCTTCTCAAATGACCTCATGCCGCCAAGGCCGAGCATACCCATCAAGACAGTAAGCAGGCTGGACATATCAAACTGAGGCAGATCAGGCAGAGCCACACCAGCATAAGCACTGGCAAAAATAACGAAAGGCGCAAGGACAAAGTGCCAAGCCAAGGCAACGCCGCACGTCCAGCCCACGAAAGGGCGCCATCCCGCCACAAAGATGCTGCGATGCTGCGCTTCCATCTTGTTAATTTCTAGCTGACCCTTGGCAAGCTCTTGCGCGTGGTTCTGCGCCATCGTGGCGACCTCGTGCGCGAGCTTCGCCTTTTGATCCTTGTCCTCAATGAACTTATCTAGCAGGCCAGTCACCGGCCCAATCAATGCTTGTATCATTTACTTACCCTCGTGGCTCATCCAGACGGCAAAGGCACCAGTGGCCGCGCCGACTATCGTTGAAACAAAAGCGGTTTGCTGCGTGGTGGCAGCAGTACCCAAACCCATAAACCAGTCGCACACATTCCAAGCCATCACTGTAAACACCAGCATCATCAATCGCGGGATGACCTTGTATTCGACTAGCGTCTTACTCATCTGCCTTTTTTCCCCAGTTGATTATCTCATCAATGGTTCTGCCGCAACCGATGCACCGGACGCGATCCTTGTCCAGAACACAGATACCAACGCAAGGGCTTTTAGCCATCAGCCAGCGCCCTCATTCGTTTGACCAACCTCTCCGAGCGATTAGGCAGTTGCCGCGCCCACTTGCTGTCGAGCATCTCAAGCGCAGCCCCAGCCCATTGACGCTCATCAACGCACCGCTTCATGCCCTTAAATTTTTTCATAGTCGGCAAACCCATATTAAACATCATGTTGGCGATGATGCGCTGCGCCTCTTCTGGTAGCTCGCTAAAGTCCTCATAAAGCCGGTGGCAATCCTCGCGCACAATGGCAATGTCTAAATCGAATAGCTGCTTCATCCTGCGCTCAGTAATTGTGTAGCCCAGTGGCTTGCCATACTCTGCATCACCCTCGATGATCCGATGGCCTACGCCAATCGTCAAGTGACCAGCCGTGCATTTGTAAATGTCCAGCCTCATGCCCTCATCCGCGATTAGCTCTTCGCGTAGCTTTTCGATATCCATTAGCGCCTCATCTCCAGAACGTGATCAATTGTCTTAGCCCACGAACTAGCCTCTTCCTCAGGAGTGAACCGTGACGCGGGCAATCGCATCGAATACTGTTGCACGCTGCTGACCGGCATGAAGAGACACCGGCGGGCATTGGGGGAAACAAGGCACAGAACATCATAGTCATCTTTCGTAGGCAGTTTTTTAGTTTTGCAACCGTGACCAAGATTAAAGTGATGCCGAGCTGATTTGTGGTGGCATTGGATAGCCAGCGTGGCCGTCTTCACTTGAACCCTGATAAAAGTCTGTTCACAAAATGCAAGCACATCAATTCTGTCCATCGGGCAGTGGGTCGCTTTCCAACCGCCATCCATAGAGAGGATGGCCGCAAGAGCCGTATGCTCGCCAATTAGCCCGGTTGTTGTTTCGCTCAATTTTTAGACGCCAACCATACAATCCAAAAGAATATTCCAAAAGATACAATGCCTAACGCACCAATAGCAATAGCTTCGATAATCTTCTGACGCGCTTCTTGCTGCTTATAAATCATCTCTTGCCGTTCTTTCCTGATGCGACCTTCTAGCTGGATCAGGTCAGCCCAAGCCTGCGGGCCATACGTCATTTGCAGATACTGTTTAAGCTCCGCACGTTGCGCCTCTAACCGCTTCTTGGCGGCATACACTTGCAGCGCCTGCTGCTGCACTGTGTCCGCCCCTTGTAGACGCTTAAACAGCGGCGGGTTCTTAGCTTGTTTCTCAGCTTGGTCAATGTCAGACGCAGCTTTCATCCAACGAGACACATCATTGATGCAAGACTCGAGGTCACGCCCAGCGTTAATCATCTGCTTTATAGTGTTAAACGCCGCTGTAGCCCCACTGACAGC